ACTGACTATTCAGCAGAGAACAGAGATATCATTTCTACTGGATCAATTCCTGAATTCATGAAGTCACGCATTCCTGCTAAAGCGGGCAAAGATGCATGGGTAGCTGAAGGAGGATATTATGAGCCAAACAAGCGCAACCAAATAATCTCAAATACTTTTGAGAAGAAGGGCCCTCTTACAGGCAAAACTGGTATGAGTATTTCTGAGTATGGCTTAAATAAAGCTGAAATTGGAAGTTACTTAACTAGTCCTACAGCTGGAACTACAGAGCGTTTCAAGAAGAAAAAATAGTAAACTAATAAAATTTAATATAATGGAAGGATTAGGAGATTTAGTTGCTAAGGTGACTGAGGTTACAGGCATTAAGGCTGTGGTAGAAGCAATCGCACCAGAAGGTGGATGTGGATGCCAACAGCGTCAAGAGAAGTTAAACCAATTGTTCCCATTCGGAAAGCCTACTGTAATAGAAGATGAAAACACCAGCGTGGAGCCGTAAGGAAGGTAAGGATCCTAAAGGAGGATTGAATGCTAAGGGAGTAGCGTCTTATAGACGTGAGAACCCGGGCAGTAAATTACAAACCGCAGTTACGACACCTCCGTCTAAGTTAAAGGCTGGTAGCAAAGATGCTGCTAGACGCAAGTCATTTTGCTCTAGAATGTCAGGGGTCGAGGGACCAATGAAGAAACCAAACGGTGAGCCTACAAGAAAGGCATTAGCATTGAGAAAATGGAACTGTTAAAAAGAAAAGATGGATCAAAGTCTCGTCGTGGACTTTGGGATAATATCCGTGAGAACAAAGGCTCAGGCAAGAAGCCTACTAAAGAAATGCTTAAGCAGGAGAAGAAGATTCTTGCAAAGAAGAAGAAGTAATGAAAGCAACGGCAAAATATTACGCAGCAAATCCTGAGGCTCGTAAAAAGCGATTGGAGTATCAAGCTGAATTTAATAAGAAGCCTGAGCAACTAAAAAAGCGCATTGAGCTCAACAGAGAAAACAGAGAGCGTGGTACCTACGGTAACGGGGACAAGCTTGATGTTAGCCACAGAAAAGGTGGCAAGACTGTATTAGAATCTGCTAGTAAAAACCGAGGGTCAAAGTCAAATTCCCCGGGTGATATGCGAGCACGTGGTAAGAAAAAATAATTAACTTTGTAGATATGAAAAAGGTAAGCAAAAAAACAGCGTTCGACATTAAAGAAGCTAGTAATCAAAAATTGAAGCCTGCTGCACGTAAGCACTATGCTGAGAATGCTCAAGCTGCAATGAAAAATAAAAAGAAGAAATAAGATGGGAGTTTTCAATTATGTACAATCAGGTCGTGCGGCAGCTGTCACACCATCAGACACGGTTAATATTCCTAGCGTATCAGGAGGCACAAATGATGAGGGATGTATCCTTTACATTGGTGGAGCAGGTAACGTGAAAGTTTTAACTATCGGTGGAGATGAGGTAGTGTTTGCAGGTGTTCCAGTAGGCACAACTCTTCAAGTTCGTGTTTTGCGTGTATTCGCTACAGGGACAGCAGCTACTAATATTGTTGCTCTCTGGTAATGACGGAAGACGATTTGAAAATAGGGCTACTAAATACGGTGACTTTGTTGTTATCGTTTACTTCTATTGAGGCTGCACTGCGTGTATTCTTGTTAGGCATATCAATAGCATACACGGGTTTTAAGTTATATAAACTTATAAAAGAAAGAGACAAATGGCTTTAAGGGATATTTTTAAAGACTCTAATGACATAAACGAGCAATCAGTTGCAGCATTTATTGCAATTGGGTTAGTTGTTATCATCACTATTGTAGACGTTGTAACCGGTATCATTGGTCGTGAATTAGTTATTAAAGAGTTTATTTTCATTTCTCTTTTAACATTTGCTGCTGCAGCTTTAGGTATTGCAGGATATAAGGCATTAAATAGTAAGTCAAATGGCGAAGGCGAAAGCGAGTAACGAATCAAAAAAAATAACCTTTGGTGTAAGACGTAAGGGTAAGCACTCAAAAACCAGTGGCCCTAAAAATAGACGTACAAAAAAAAGTAGAGGCCAGGGATAATTTAAAAACAATATGGCACTACCAGTATCATTCAAAGAATTTGCAAAAAACCCAGTAGTAGGCACATTATTTCTTGCCTTGGCTGGGATTTCTTATTTATACATTGATGTTAGAAATACTTTTACGCAACAAATCGAAAGACAAAATGGCAAAATCGACAAAATGGAAATCAAAGTGGATGCGTGTACTAATCAGTTACGTCGCTCCGATTCTCTACTCTCAGCTAGTGCGAGTAAAATCATGGTTCTACAACAACTTGGTCAAATAAAATGAGAAGTATAGTTTTTTTGGCTATAGTTTTATATTCTTGCTCAACAGCAATAGCTGAACAAGATAAAAATGAAACAGACTTAAATAATAAAAAAGTTGTAGCAAAAGACGATGACTTTGCCGCAATTATGCTTCGTTCTAAAAATACTAGCACATTTGCTTTTACTGCTGCTAATAAAGCAGACGAAGCTGTTGGGAATAAAATTGACATAACAGTTCAAAAAATTGATAACCTAGAGACACAGGTAGAAGATTTAATAAAAACTAATGAAGAACTTAAAAATAAAGTCAATAGCATTGTTATTGAGTCTTATGTTATTGAGCCAATTATCGATAGCACAATATCCCAAGAGGATAATTAATGGAGATACTTTGGTGGTCATGACTCAAGGTCAGGCGATTAATATAAATAAGACTTTTAATGCTTTAAGATCAGATAATAAGCGCATTAAATTACATTCTGATTCGCTTAGTATTATATTAAACAAAGAGAGGGGTCACTTCTCTAAATCATTAAAGAATGTAGAAAATGAATATATGTTGAGTGAGGAGGAAAATAAAATGTTAAAAGACATACAAGGATCACTCAAAATAGGAAGATTTGCACAAGACATAAGTGTCGTTACATTTATGTTTACGGTAGTAATGTTAATTAAAATAACAACAGGTAGATGAAAATTTCAGAACACTTAGACCTTTCAGAGGTAACAAGATCAGAGACAGCAAAAAGAAGAGGAGTTAGCAATGAGCCAACACCTGAGCATTTGGAGAACTTTAAAAAATTGGCAGAGAATGTTTTTGAGCCAATTAGAAAACACTTTGGTGTACCTATTCACATTAGTTCTGGCTACAGATCAAAAGCGTTAAATGCAGCAATTGGTGGATCAGCAACTTCTCAGCATTGCAAAGGGGAGGCAATTGACATTGATATGGATGGCTCTTCTAAGGGAGTTACAAATAAGATGGTATTTGACTACATAAAGTCAAATGTAAAATTTGATCAGATGATCTGGGAATTTGGTACAGATACTGCACCTGATTGGGTACACGTGTCATATAATTCAGATGGTAAACAAAGAGGTCAGATTTTAAAAGCAATCAAATCAAACGGAGCTACTAAATACGTTCCATACAAGTAATGAAAAAAATATTATTCTTATTATTGTTAATTATAACAGCTTCTTGCCGTCCAACAAAAACAGTAACGGAATATAAAGAAGTTATACGTGTGGATACATTCAAAAGTGTACGTACGGAAAAAATATTTCAAGCTGTACATGACACACTAACAATCGATAACCCGTGCGATTCTTCTGGTATTTTAAGCACGTTCTATAGCAAGATAAAGATACCACAAGGGCAAGTAGTAATTCGCACCGTACGTGGCAAGATTGAGGCTACAGTTAACATTGATTCAATCGCTCATGTCTATGAAGATAAGTATCGTAGCAAAAGTAACTCAAATACTAGTCAAAAGAGCATAGAGGTTATTAAGTATATGGTGCCAACATGGGCTATCATTGTTATACTAATAGAATCTGCTATTATTATTTTATATGCGTACTTTAAGTTCTTGGTAATTAAATAATTTATTTTTATATTTGCAGTGTAGTCGCCATCTCACATTATGCGATAAAGACATAAATAGTCCTATAGATGAACCCGAGGTGAGATGCGGTGGATTTTGTAGGACTTATTTTTTATATGGAAAATTTAGAATGGGTACCTGTAAAGGGGTACGAAGGTTTGTATGAAATCACAAAGTGCGGTAAGGTTAGGTCATTACCTAAGAAAAGAGTGGGGGTATCAATTAGGTATTACAATGGTAAAAATATATCGATTGTAAAAGTTGGTTTAGGGTATCTTTCTGTAACTTTATTTAAAGAAGGTGTAAAAAAGAAATGGTTGTTGCATAGAATTGTTGCAGTAACATTTTTAGAAAAAATCGAAGGTAAAGATTACGTTAATCATAAAGATAAGGATAAGTACAATAATCATGTTGATAACTTAGAATGGGTATCTTCAATTGAGAATAATTGTCACATGCAGATAGATAAAAAAAAATCATCTAAGCACCCAGGTGTTTATTTATATATTGATAGGAAAAAATATAGAGCTCAAATAAACCATAACGGGAAAAGAGTTTATTTAGGCATATTTGAAACAGAAGAAGAGGCTTATGCGGCTAGGTGTCAATATGAAGCAGATAAAGGTATTATAAATAAGTATCTATAAATTTCCGTATTTTTGCTAGATAATAAATCAAGATACACCTAATGGGGAGAATATCAACATATCCAAAAGACACATACGTAACTGGGCTTGATAAATGGATTGGCTCTGATGCTAATACAGAGAACTTCGCTACCAAGAACTTCACGGCTAACGCAGTCGCAGACTACTTCAATAGAAGTGCTATCATCGACACGGGCAGTTTCTCGTGGCAGTATGCCCCATACTCTAATACTCAACCTCAAGCTGAGAAGACATTTCAGCAGATTGATTATTTAAATCAAAGTATTAATATACTTAATCTAGGTAGCGAACTATTAAGAGTTTCTGCTTTGACTTTGGCTAATACAACGCCAGGTATATTTATTATTAATGAATGGGTTGACCAGGCTATTTTAGTTCACGTGCCCTCTGGCCCTAGCCAATACGCTATTTATAATGTTAAGTCAGTAACACCTGATACAGAGTGGTTCTTTTTATTAGAATTAGAATTAGTTAATGGTGTATCTGCAACTATTCAACAAGGTGATTCGCTAGTATTTGGTTACTTTGCTGCAGCTAATGCTGTAACAGAAGTAAAGGCTACATTTCCTATTTTAGTATCAGGAACTACTAAGCCTACTATATCCCTTGATCCTACTACTAATACCAACTGGAATACAGCATATAATAGAAGTTTGGTTAGTGCATCAGTAACAGGCACAACAACAAAGACATTAACATTAAATAAGCAAGATGGCGGTACAATTACTGCTTCTTGGGTAGACCAAAATACTGATGCAGTTGTGTCGGTGTTTGGTCGTACAGGAGCTATTGTTGCTCAGTCAGGTGACTATACCACCACATTGGTTACAGAGGGTACAAACTTGTACTTTACTGACCAAAGAGCTCGCAATGTAATTAGTAGTTCTATCACAGGAGTTGACTATAGCAATACGACAGGTATATTCTCTTTAACGACAGGATATTTTATTCCTACTACCGCTCAGTCAGCTACATGGGATACTGCTTATAATCGTAGTATTACTTCTGCTGCTGTTACAGGTACAACAACTAAAACATTAACACTTAACAAGCAAGACGGTAGTACTATTACTGCGTCTTGGACTGATGATAACACCAATCTTGTAACATCTGTATTTGGACGCACAGGTGCTGTAGTCGCTCAATCAGGAGACTACACAACTACTCAAGTTACAGAAGGTGATAATTTATACTTTACTACTGCACGTGCACGTACAGCTATCTCACTTACCGTAACAGGTACAAGTGGTCCAGCTACTTACAGCTCGACTACAGGTATTTTAAATATCCCTCAGTACCAAGGTGGTGTGACATCGTTTAACACTCGTACGGGTGCTATTACATTGACATCCACAGATGTTACAGATGCACTAGGATTTACTCCTGAGAATGTTGCTAATAAGTCAAATGACACAGCTTTAGGAACAAGTGCTACTTTATACCCTACTCAGAATGCTGTTAAGACTTATGTCGACAGCGCAACAGCGGGAGGAATTATCTTACAAGGAGATTGGAATGCTGCTACTAACGTACCTAACATCACAGGAACTACTCAGACAGGTTTTGCGTGGAGAGTATCTGTTGCAGGTAATACGAACTTAGGTGGCATCACAGATTGGTTGGTTAATGACTTGGCGGTTAAGACAGCTACAGGATGGATCAAAATTGACAACACCGAGTCAGTGACTAGTGTGTTTGGACGCTTTGGAACAGTCGTTGCTCAGAGTGGTGATTACAATACAGACTTAGTAACAGAAGGTACAACTAATTTATACTTTACAACAGCTAGAGCTCGCACATCTATTAGTGCTGGAACGGGCATTACATACGATTCAGCTACGGGTGTTATCTCTAGCTCAGGTGGCTCAGTTACCTCAGTTGGCTTAAGTATGCCATCTGCATTTACTGTAACCAATAGCCCGGTAACTAGCACAGGTACACTTACGGTGACAGGTGCTGGTACAACAGCACAATACATTAGAGGTGATGGTAGCCTTGCTACACTTCCTGGAACATCATCAGAAGCTAGATCTATTGTTCGTGAGGTGTATAACAAAACAGGGGCTACATTAACTAAGGGAACAGTTGTTTATATTAATAGTGGACAAGGAAACTTGCCAGCTGTTACTAAGGCGATTGCTACAGGTGATATGACCTCTGCTCAGACATTTGGTATTGTTCAGACAGATATTACAGACCAGAATAATGGATTTGTTGTTGTTGCGGGTGGACTTGAGAATTTAAATACAAATGGATTAGGAGTTGGTACACAATTGTATCTTAGTTCAACAGTAGCTGGTGCGTACACCACAGTTAAACAATATGCACCTGCACACTTAGTGTATGTTGGAATTGTTGTTAGAGACCACCCTACGCAAGGGGTTATCGAGGTTAATATCCAGAATGGTTATGAGCTAGATGAGCTTCATAATGTATCTGCTAGGAACCCAGCAAACAATGATATCATTGCTTTCAATACGACCACATCTCTTTGGGAGAAGAAGTCTATTGCAACAACACTTGGTTACACACCAGCAAATGCTGCGACCACACTTACTATTAATAATACAGCATTCGACTTATCTGCTAACCGCACTTGGTCAGTAGGTACAGTTACATCTGTTGGGCTTGCGTTAGGTACATCTGGTACAGATGCTAATATCTCTAACTCTCCTATTACAACAACAGGTGAGATTACATTAAACTTGCCTACTGCTAGTGCAACTAACAGAGGCTTGCTTTCTAATGGGGATTGGACTACATTTAATAACAAGCAAACATTATTAAGCGGAAATGGGTTTGTTAATATGTCAGGAACAACAGTTTCTTATATTACAGGCACAGCATCACAAATAATAGGTGCCAATGGTTCTATAATTAGCGCAGGATCAGGTATCTCTATAAGTGGAGGAACAATTTCTGCTACAGGAGGTGGTAGTACATCTGCGAGAACAGAGCAAACATTCACATCAACGGCCGGTACAAATACGTTTACCATAACTGGTGGGTATGTGGTTGGCTTGATAGATGTGTATGTTAACGGTGTTAAGTATCCACCTGCTGACTACACAGCATCCGATGGCACGACAGTTGTCATTACAGGACTTGTTTTAGCAGATATCGTGTCGGTAGTTACCTACACAGGCAATATCACTGTGCCGTCTATCTCAGGATCGGGAACTGCCAACAGCATTGCTAGATTTGTTGGCTCAACAGCTATTGGCGACAGTGGCATTACAGACAACGGCACTACAGTTACTTTAGTTAGTAGAGCGTTAAGTGGTACTAGTGCTGCGTTTAGTGGGAACATTGTTTCTGGCACTACAACATCTGGAGCTCAAGTAAATGTATATGCTTCATCTTATGGAAATAATGGATTATTTAATGCCTATGGTACTGACGGTAATATAAAACTTCAGATGGGAGGCTTAGGCACTAATGAAGCGTTTATTTTTACTGGCTCTGGAAATAAATTAAGCATATTTACTGGAGGTTCTACGTCAATGACTATTTTGTCTGGTGGCAACGTAGGAATTGGAACTACTTCTCCAAGTGTATTACTACATTTAAGCGGTAGTTCTGGAGAAAAATTAAGATTAGAAACGACTGCAAGTACACCAAATTTCATAGGGTTTTATACTGGAGCAACTAGAACTCATTATTTTGGGAAAGGTTCGGGAGGTAGTAATGATTTATATTGCGGGATAGATTCAGCTGCTAATATGTTTTTTGAAAGTGGTGGTTCAACAAGATTGTTTATTGGTTCAACAGGCAACGTAGGCATCGGAACGACTGCGCCAACAGACTACGCAGGTTATACAACACTTCATATTAATGGTAAAAGCGGAAATTTAGGTGGTGTATTGAGATTAACTTCTTTTGATTCAGGTGCTGGTGTAAATATATATGCTGCTGGTGGTAACGTTCAATTTAATACCACTACTGCGTCTCCATTTATATGGCTTACACAAGATACGCCACGAATGACTCTTACTAGCGGGGGGAGTTTATTAATTGGTACAACTACTGACTCAGCAAGACTTACAATAACTGCTGCAACAGGTGCTGCTGGAATGAGAATAAATGCAAACTCAGGTCAAAATGCTTTATCAATTGGAGGAAGTGGTGCTTTTAGTATTGATTATCCTGGAGTTGGAGGAGGCAGGTTTTTAGTTAGAGATGATGGATTAGTAGCATTCCCTAGAATACAAGATTTTACTACAGGTAACTCTCCTAATACATGGATTAACCCAAATTCTAGTTTTGGTATTTATATAAACACTTCATCAATTAGATATAAAAAAGATATAGTTAATTATGACAAAGGTTTAGATATTATCAATCAATTAAGACCAGTTTATTATAAAGGAGTATCTGAAGTAGATGGAGACAAACAATTTGCTGGATTTATCGCTGAAGAAATTCACGATTTAGGGTTAACTGAATTTGTAAATTATTTAGAAGATGGCAGACCAAACTCTTTATCTTATCCTAATATGATAACCTTGTTAACTAAGGCTATTCAAGAGTTAAAAGCAGAATTAGACACAGCAACTACTAGATTACAATTATTAGAAAACAAATAATATGTCAAAGAATACATTATTATCGAACCTTATTAATTACATCTCAGCTAACTCTAGTGGGAATGTTGTCGTTGTTGCTCCAAGTAGTGGGCTTGCTCTAGATGTTAATGGCACAGGGAGGTTTACCGGAGCGTTGACAGGGACGAGTGCAACGTTTAGCGGAGCACAAGGTACTTACGGAATGCTTGATTTATATTCAACAAACGCTGCATCTTATGGTGTTCTATCTTTAAGAGGAACATCAAGAGGCGGAGAAATAGATTTTTATGATGCTACAACCATAGGTGCATCAATTTATGGTGGTACTGGTTCTGATAAATCATTATATTTTACAACTAATGGAGGCTCTAGCGTAAAACTTACTATTTCCTCCACAGGTGCAGCCACGTTTTCGAGTACATCAAGTGGAATGATGTTTTTTAATTCAACTAATGCAAATGGTCCATATGCTGTATGGCGAACTAGCGGTGCTGATGAATTTTATATTGGAAAATCTAATTCAACTGGAGGAGGAAGTGGGTTTTATGATATTTATGCAAATGCAGCAGGGGGTGGATTAAGGTTCTGGACAGCAGGGGGTAATTTACCTGCAATGACAATTACAACTGCTGGCAACGTAGGAATCGGAACGACTGCGCCGGCTAATAAATTACAAGTTAATGTTAGTTCAAATGATACAGGAGGTTTTGCCGATGACTCATATCCTTTACAATTAAGAAATACTTCTACAACTGCAAATAGTTATGTAGGCATATACTTAGCAGGTGGCTTTGGTGTTGGTGCAACTATAGAAACTCAATTTGTATCACCATCAACAAGTAGTGAGGGAATTTTAAAGTTTGCAACAAGAAATTCATCAGGCAGTATTGCCGAACGTATGCGTATTACTAGCGGGGGGAATGTTGGAATCGGAACGACTGCGCCAAATAGTATTTTAGAAATTGCGGCAACTACTCCTGTATTTAGAATACAAGCATCAGACTCTGCTAGTTTTCACGGAATAGAATTTAGACAAGGTGCTGGCTTTGATGCGTTTATTAAACAATTGCCAAGCACTGGTGAGTTTAGGATTTCAAATGGAAGAGAAGCTGGGTGGGGTGGATTTACAACATTCTATACGGACACGGTAGAACGCATGCGAATTACTAGTTTGGGTAAAATAGAGACAAGAGCTAATGTGTCTGATTATTCTTTTGTGGTGTTAAACTCGGCTACTAATGCGTATGGAATGTATATGCAGTATACAGGCTATTCTCCAAACTCAACAAACTTTGAATTTATACAATGCGTAGATTCAACTAATAGTAAATTTATAGTTTGGTCAAATGGCTCGGTAGTTAATAGAACTGGTTCTTATGGTACTATTTCAGATGTTAAATTCAAAGAAAATATTGTAGATGCAACACCTAAATTAGGAGATATTGCAAAACTAAAAGTTAGAAACTTTAATTTAAAAGGAGAATCTACAAAACAAATAGGCTTTATTGCTCAGGAATTTGAAGAAGTATTCCCTAATATGGTAGATGTTTCAACAGAGAAAGGAACAGATGGCGAAACTTATAAATCTATTAAGACTTCAGTTTTAATACCTATGCTTGTAAAAGCAGTTCAAGAATTAAAAGCAGAATTAGACATTTTAAAAAACAAATAATATGGAAACAATTTATTCCTGGCAGGTCAGCCAAATGGACACTAATCCTCAAGAAGGCAATTTAATTGACGTGGTTGTTACTGTACATTGGCGTCGCAACGCTGTGGCAGTAGATGGGGACAAGACCTACTATGCTGACACGTATGGCGCAATGGGCTGGGCTACACCATCTGAGACAGACTTTACTGCTTACCCAGACTTGACATTTGAGCAAGTATGTGGATGGTTAGATGCGGGCAACGATGTGGAAGCATTGAATGCAAACTTGGATTCTCAAATTGAGAACCAAATTAACCCACCTCTGATCGTATTGCCGAACCCATGGTTGCCACCTACAATTGAACAAGAAATTGTTGCAGGTGATCAACCTATTGTTTAACTTTACAAAAAAATAATAATCTAATGGAAAAAATTAATTTAACGCTTGCTCAAGTTTTAGAATTAGAAGCTGAGATTAATGGCTTCGTCAATCCACAAACAAAAGAGAAAGTCTTAGACGGATTCTTTAAGCAGAATATTAGTATGCTTGTAAGATACCGCATGAGCTCTTTAATTGAAAAGCTAAAGTCAGAGAAAGAAACTGTAGGAAAACTACACGATGACTTAGTAGTTAAGTATGGAGAAGAAGCTGAAGGTAATTACAATGTATCTACACACTTAGAGTCAGGTGAAATCAATCAGAAGTTCTTGGACTTTCAAAGAGAATACTCTGAGATTCTATCAGAATCTATTGAATTAGAATACACGCCTTTGGCTCCTAAAGATATTGAGGAAGTAAAGACAACAGAAAACTATAACATTTTATTAAAATTAATTCAAGAATAATGGCTAACATCGAAGAACAAGAATTAGAGCGTTTAAAGCAAGCAAGCACAAACTTGCGTGAAGCTCGTACTACTATTGCTGACATTGAGATTTCTATCTACAGATTAGAATCCAAGAAGAAGGCTGTGTTGTTTAACGCAGACCAAGCAGGAGAAGAATTGACAACCATCCAAGAAGAACTTCAAGCTAAGTACGGTGACGTAGTTATTGATTTATCTTCTGGAGAAATTAAGGAGTAATGATTATCCGCAAGCTATCCCTTGGTGCAGATTATAAGAATGCCATGAATTATATGCATGGTCAATCTGTACTTCAAGGGAACTACATCATTCATCTTATCAAGCAGCTCGAGAGTGCAGACATCGAGATTTATATTGAGAGAGATAGTGAAGTGGTATTATGGAAAAAAATTAATGGCAACATGCCATTCTCAATCGAATATAATATAGATTTCTAATGAAGTCCCCATTTTTTTATATTGTAAGCCCTCGAGAGGGTAAGCGATATGACAACACTCGTGGTGAGATAGTTATCTCTACTTCCAAAGAAGACCATTTGGCCTCCATGAGAGAGGCCATTGTCATTTCTACACCCATTGGCTATGAAGGTCCAATAGAGCCCGGTGACACGATCATTGTGCACCACAATACGTTCAAGTACTACTATGACATGAAGGGCAGAGAGAGGTCTTCTTGGAATTACTTCCAAGAGAATCTATTCTTTGTTGAAGACCCTTATGCCTACAAGAAGCCTAATGGCAAATGGATAGGTGTAGGTAGATACGTCTTTGTGTCTCCGGTAGAGAATGACCACGAAGGCATTATGACCACAGATACTGAGAAACCATTAGTTGGCATCATTAAGTATGCTAATCAAGAGGTGCTAGATTTAGGGTTGAACGAAGGCGATAAGGTTGCCTTTGAACCAGAGTCTGAGTATCCATTTGAGATTGATGGGCAGAAAGTGTACCGCATGTACACTAAAAATATCAACATATTATTATGAGCAAAATAACCGACTTAAAAAGACGTATTATTGACTCAGGGTACAAAGCAGTGGAGGAGTTGATAAAGGTCGCAGAGGAGAAGATTGTTACTCATTTAGAGGATGATCTAAGTGCTGATAAACTAAAGAATGCAGCGGCTGCCAAGAAATTAGCAATCATGGATGCATTTGAGATTCTTAAAAGAGTAGAAGAGGAGAGCAATATCATTGAGGGTATCGTCATTGAAAAGAACGTATCCAACAAAGGATTTGCTGAGAAGTTTGCAAATAAAATTAAATAGAATGGTAGTAGATAATTTTATGCCTAAGCCAGAAGAGCATCTAGCTGACATCTTAAGTGGTGAGTTTTATGACATCCCTGTAGGCACGCAGTTATTTAAAGGCATTCAGCCTAGAGATAACGATGAGTTTGGTGCATTGCTTTTAAGTCTTCATCCAGGATGTGAAGTTGTTTACAACTTTGTTCGTATATCACCCGAGGGTCAGCAGGAGCCAAACTTTATACATTCAGATGAGATGATGGGTGATATCACCGCTATTCTTTATCTAACCAAGAATCATCCAGAAGAGGATGGCACAACACTTTACGATGAGAACCACGAGCCTATATTAATCACAAATGCTAAGTTTAATAGACTATTTGTGTTTGACTCCAACATCCCTCATTCGAGAAATATTTTCAATAATTATGGTAGTGGGGATGACTCACGAATTGTACAAGTAGCCTTTTTGAAAATAATATAAATTTATACTATGGAAGAGATTTGGAAAGACATTGTAGGATATGAGGGTATATACCAAGTATCAAATTTGGGAGAAGTTAAAAGTTTATCTAGAATAGTAGATAGAGGATTACTACCAAATAGATTTCAAAAAGAAAGAATCTTAAAAAAATCTATTAATGCTCAAGGTTACTATGTTGTAAACTTAACAAAAAAAAGCAAGCAAAAAGTACATACTGTACACTCATTGGTTGCTATGTGTTTCATAGGCGAACGAAATGGATTAGATACCAATCATATGGATTGGAATACGTTTCAAGAAGAGAAAATACGTGTCATGGAAAATCAAGAAAGCATAGTTTCCCAGGAATAGCATTTAGATATAAAACGCAAAAGTGGGCTGCTAATCCTGTTTTAAATGGACGCATAAATGATTTAGGATCATTTGTTGAAAAAGATGATGCTATTTCGTGTGTTATGAATTTTTATAAACAACATAATATTGTAAATAAATATATATGAGTTTATACAATCTAATAGATAATGTTGTACCCCAAAAAATACTTGACAAAAGAAACAAGAAAAAAGACTGGGTGTATGGTTATAATCAAGAGTATGATATAGTAATTGTATCTAAAGATGGTACATTAGGAGATGTTTACGATATCCAGAACCTAAGAGTGGGATTACCGTTGATTCCTGAAAAAATAAACTATAAGTACGATAGATGGAAAGTAGAGGAGTTGCCAAGAGAATTATCTCGCATTAAAACTCAATTCGATTGGAATAGAAGGGATACTGCTTTTAAGTCACAGTGGGTTGATTACATTGAAGAAGAATTTAGACGAAGAGATTTAGGCTACTGGTTTATTAATAATAAAATACCAACCTACATTACAGGAAGTCATTATATGTACCTACAATGGACAAAAACTGACATTGGCCACCCAGACTTTCGTGAAGCCAATCGTATATTTTATTTGTTTTGGGAAGCCTGTAAGGCTGATAATAGATGTTTCGGCATGTGCTATCTTAAGAACCGTCGTTCAGGATTCTCCTTTATGGCATCCTCTGAGGTTATTAATATTGCCACATCAACTAGAGACTCAAGTATAGGTATTATGTCTAAGACAGGTACCGATGCTAAGATGATGTTTACAGGAAAGGTTGTGCCTATTATCAACAACTATCCTTTCTTCTTTATGCCTACTCGTGATGGTAACTCATCACCGGTAACAGAGTTAGCCTTCCGTGTGCCATCTTCTAAGATCACTCGTAAGAACATGGACAAAGAGGAGGAGGAAGAGATTGATGGATTAGATACCACCATTACTTGGAAGAACACAGCCGACAACTCCTTTGACGGTCAGAAGCTTAAGCTACTTGTCGAGGATGAGGCTGCCAAGTTAGAAAGACCATTAAGCATCCTGAATGGTTGGCGAGTTAGAAAGACTTGTCTTCGTTTGGGTTCTAGGATTATTGGTAAGTGTATGATGGGCTCTACATCCAATGCACTTGACAAAGGTGGAGAGAACTATAAAAAGCTATACTATGACTCAGATGTTAAAAAGAGGAATGCGAATGGTCAGACTAAGTCGGGTTTGTACTCATTATTTATTGAAATGGGTCAGAACTTTGAAGGATATATTGATCAGTTCGGTCACGCAGTATTAGAAGACCCGATAGAGCCTGTACGTTCTGCTCAGGAGGGGGAATGGATCACAGATGGTGTTATCACTAACTGGAAGAATGAGGTGGACTCATTAAAGAGCGATCCGGATGCGTTGAACGAACACTACCGTCAGTTCCCTAGAACAGAGTCTCACGCCTTCCGTGATGAGACTAAGTCCTCTTTATTTAATCTAACTAAAATCTATCAGCAGATTGACTACAATGATGGCTTGATTCAAGATAGAGTTTTAACTAAGGGATACTTTCATTGGAAGAATGGTGAGAAGGATACTGAGGTTATTTGGACGCCAGATAAGAATGGTCGTTTCTTGGTATCTTGGATACCTGACATGGCTACACGTAATAACTATATTACCAAGAATGGTAAGAAGTATCCGGGCAATGAGCATATTGGTGCATTTGGATGTGACCCTTATGATATCTCAGGTGCGACGTTTGGTGGATCAAATGGGTCCTTGCATGGACTAACTAAGTATAATATGGCGAACGCT